CAGATACAGTTGTTGCTATGCAAGCAATACTGACTGCTCAAAGAAATGTTGCCACAGGTAACCTAAGAAATTCTATTAAATATAAATTGGGTGCCGATTTCATTGAGTTTACTATGTCAGAATATGGTAAGATTGTAGATGAGGGTAGGTCACCAGGATGGTGGGCTCCAATTGCGCCATTAAAGAAGTGGGCAACTGCAAAAGGATTACCAGTAGCAGCAGCCTATACAGCAAGAGCAGCTATAAAGAAAAGAGGTTTAAGACCAAAGAGATTCTTTACAACAGTAATCGAACAAGAGATAGCTGAGCTAGTTCCACTATTAGAAACTTCTATTGTTCAATTCTTTGGTGATAGGATTAAGATCATCAACGACCAACCATAAAAAACATAGATTGATTGTGACAACATAATAAGTATAAAATAATATATACTATATGGCCATTACAGTCGTAAATCAAAAATCATCCAATACATTTCACCCTGTAGCTAATCCTATAAATGTTACAGTAAACTCTAACAATTCTGGTAACTGTAATTTCAGATATATCTGTGATATCTATATAAACGGTACAAAAGTATTTAGAGATAAACTATTCCCTGACCCATCAACTGGATATGGATTCTTTCAACTAGCAAGAATAATACAAGATTATGCTGATTGGGGATTACCACTATCAACACAAACAACTGGTGGTTTCTATAATATAGCATCTAACACAAGACCTAACTCTATGTTATCAGTATATTGTAAGTTCGGTGAGGAGTATGATATATCAACTGATTGTTCTGGTTCAGTATCTCAATACTTAAACCTTGTAACAAGTAATACATTCTATGCATTTAATGGAGTTGTTGATTATGAAGACTTCCCATCATTTGATTATACAGATTACTTATTAGGTCAAGGTAGTTGGGGTACTGGAGTTAATACAGAGAAGTTTCTAACTAACTCACCAAGAACATTAGATATAGGATATGATGATTCATACTATTTAAACTTCTATTCATTAACAGCTCCTACATCTAACGCATTTGCTACTTATATAGCTATAAGAGTAACTACTTACTACAAAGCAGGTGGGACAAATGTTTGGGATATACCAGTAACCGCTGCTATGACACTTAATGCTTATAAACATTATAGAATAGCTGTTGGTCCTTATAACATAAATGAGTTTGTAGGGGCTGGTCCTTTTCCAATTACACAATGGGTATATAAGTATGATGTTCAATTAATAAACTCATCTAACTTAGCAGCTAAGTCAGAGACATTTACATTTAACTTAAAAACACCAACAGAGAATAAAACAAGAATAGGATTCGTTGGTCTATTAGGTAATACAGAATACTTTAACTTCTTCCATAGAAATAAGAAGATGACTGAAATTGAGAGAAAGAATTATAGAAAGACACTTAACTCTAATTATTCAGGAGTTTGGTCTTATAGAGTTGGTGATAGAAGTGAAACAACATACTCTATTAAAGCACAAGAGAAACACACAGTTGCATCTTATGTAAATAGAGATGACTCAGCTTGGTTAAGTGAATTATTCTTATCACCAGAAGTATGGGTTAACAAAGGACCTAAGACATTATGCTTTACTGTTTACCCTAATCAAGTATTCTCATATGGTGGAGGTGCCGGTGTTGACATTGAAGTACCAGCATCTGCTAGAATTGGTCCAATCGGATCAGGTACTACAAAGTTGTTCTTTAGAGTTGGTAAAGACCACGGACTACAAGTAGGTGATCAGTTCTATTGTTACCCAGATGATAATAACCTTTATGTTGATTATAACAATATGTTTACAGTATTAGCCTTAATAGGAGATGATGCTGTTGACTGTGGTGTAACATATGGTATATTCTCATTAACAAACTATGTAACAGGGTTCCTTGTTAAGAGTGAGCCTTGGGTTAGACTACCTGTAACATTGGATGATAAGTCGGTAGAAGAGAAAGTAAGAACAAGTAAGCCAATTGAATATACTATAAACTATTCAATGGCATATGAAAAGAATACCTTAAGATAATATGAAGACAGAATTAATTCTATTCCACAGACCAAATAATGGTTTACTAAATGCTGCTATACCTATTGGTACGGCATCAACAGATTGGTCAGCTAGATCAGGTCTTAATTATGGTAGCGCATTAAATCCCAATAAAGGTAATACAATAGACAACATGCAGAATAGAACTTCTGCTGCTACTGGATTACCAGATAGTCCAATAGTAACTCCAATATCACCATCTGCTAAGTCAGGTCAAGGTACTCGTATAGATTTATATGATGATATTGATATTCCTATTACTTATAACATCTTAGATATATCTGACCCAGATAAGAGAAAGACTGCTTGGTCCAAGACTGTTAAGATACCTGGAACAAAAGGTAATAACAGAACATTCTCACATCTATACCAAATAAGTGGTGATGGTTGGGTTAAGATAGGTAATACATCTGTGTATCAAAACTTTAATCCAAACTTAAAAACAGAAATCATATTACTATCAGATGGTATTCAAGTTCTAAAAGGTAACCTTCAAGTAAAGAGTATTACAAAGGATGCTGCTGGTAACGTTGAGTATAACATATCACTTACTGGTGATTTAACATCTTTATTCTTTGATGTTGGTACTGCTAAACTAAATGATTTAGATTTCTCTGAATGGAATCACGATTGGACAAGAACTAATGTAGAGAACTCTTGGGTTGGTAGTCTTAAAAAGAATAACCTACCTTATTCTAATGTTACATTAGGTACTCCAAAGATAGTTAAGTATATGTTTGTTGATAATAGAGGTGGTGCAACAATGTCTACTGGTAGATTAGGATTTGAAACAACAACAGCTCACGGATTAGCCGAGGGTGAATTCGTTAAGAATAATGTTGGTGGTTGGAATTACTTTGAACCAGCTGTTGGAACATGGTGTGTTGCTGAAGTATTATCTTCTACAAGATTCACTGTTAATACTCCATTCCCTATGTCTTTATATGGTGCTTATAACTACAATAACTCAACAGGTGTTGTAGATGTATTGTCTTACAACCCACCTTATGGTATTGGTAATATACAGAAAGTATCTTGTGATGGAACAGGATATGTTTATCCATTAGTAAGTTGGGGTGATGAGTTGGATCAGGATTCTTTTCCAGTAACATCAATGGCTCCGTCATACTTTATGAAAGAGATATGGGATAAGATATTTGACAAGATAAATTCAAAGTATCAATCTAACTTCCTTAACTCAGAAATGTTTAAGAGATTAATTGTTACTCAAAAGAAAGCCACTTATGAAGTTAACCCAGCTGAAATATTAAGAAGAGGATTCTTAGTTGGTTCAGACCAAGAGAGAACTACAAAGGCTAACCCTGTATTGAGTGGATTCATTCAAACTTGGACAGCATCTGCTGGTGCTACTGCATTTGGTCAGATAACTGCTGTTGGAGGCACTATACCACAGATTCTACCTTTCTGGGTAGAGGGTGGTGACTATACAAGTTCAACTGGTTCTATATCATTCTATGATGGTATTGGTGCCACAAACGCGGGACCCGCTGGTAACTGGAACACATCTACCAATAAGTGGAAGGTGGCTTCATCTGCTCAATATGGACTTAGTTGTAATATTACATTAGAATCATGGGTTGATATGAATGGCGATGCTAATAACTTCCAAGATGGAACAGCATCATTCATTGATGGTCTTGCTCCTGTCACATCACCAGGTTATGGTTATGATTATGTTGAGTACTATACTGGTAATAAATGGAACTCACCATACGGTCCTCCTCAAATGAGAGTTCGTATGATGTTGAATAGAAAGAAGCCAACACAAACAAACTCAACCGAGACAGAGATTGGTAGGGTAATGTTTGAAATGCCTCGTGATATTAAATTTACTCCACTTGACTCATTTACAAGCATACATATACCAGATGCTGCTACACTGGCTGCGGGTATGCCATTCTTTGGTAGGTTTCAACCAAAGAACTGGAAGACAGGTAAACAATTGAATGGTAGCATTACCGACTCATACTTTACGGAAGGTGAAGAAGTGTGGATAACACTAAGGTATGATGTATTACAAGCCCCTGGTTCTGGGTATAATGTTGGTAGTTCTGCTTTTTATAGAAAAGTTAATATAGCTCAAGTAGATGGTGGTAATAACTTCACTGGATATTGGGGATATACAGAGGATATTAATACAGATTGGTACATAAGAGTTAAAGGGTGGAGATCTCCATATGGAGGTGCCTTATCTATATTAAAGAATGAACCATCTGCTAAATCAACAGAGGGTTCTGCTATATTTGGTAGAGAGTTTTTACCTAAAGATATGACTTGTAAAGACTTCTTAAAGAATGTTATTAAGATGTTTAACCTACATATAGAACCAGATAGAAACATTGAAAGACTATACTATATAGAACCAAGAGATGATTACTACTACACTGGTTCTAATGGTTCAACTGACTATACAGATTGGACTGATAAATTGGATGCTGACTCTGTTGAGATAGTTCCAATGGGTCAATTATTGGCTAAGAACTATATATTCTCTAATAAAGCAGAAACAGATTATTGGAATAAGAAGTTCAAAGAAGAAAGAGGTAGAGATTATTCATCATATACAAAAGAGATTAATAATGACTTCTTAAAGAATGACTTCAAGATTGATATTGGATTCGGTACAACTGTAATGATTAACCAACCAGAGAACTCTGATGTTGTTATTCCCGCTGTACACCAAAGAGAATCTAATGGAACAGTTAAACCTGTTTCTAATTCATTACCAAGAGTTCTATTCTGGGTAGGTCTAAGACCATTCTCTAATCCAAAAGGTAATGGTCTATTTCCAAATACTAACCCACTATTCGGAGGTGCCGGTTCTGGTTACTATGGATGGGAATTGATATCAAGTAATGAGGGACCACCAGTAATTGCTGGTGGATCAGCAACATCTTGGACATATTCAAGACATCATTATCCATATGCTGGAACTGTTGATTCACCACAGGATCCATACTATGATCTTAACTGGTTTAATATGGAAGAGGGTGACTTCGTTTACTATGATTATGCTAGATGGTCTAATCATAACCTATACAATGTATATTGGAAGAACTTCATTGACGAGGTTTCTGATCCATCATCTATGGTAGTTAGAGGTGATTTTAATTTATCACCTAAGGACATATATAATCTTGATTTTAGAAGGATATTTGTAGTGGATGGGGTATATTATAGATTACAAAAGATAATAGATTACAACCCAATTAAAGATGGTTTAACTAAGGTTGAATTGTTGAAGTTAAAACAACCAACAAGATTCAAAAGAACAAGTAAGTTTTATTATGATACATTTGAGACAATAGCTGATATATCAAGACCCATAACAACTACTTGGGTTGTTGCTCCACCAAGAACAAGAAAGTCATTCTTAGGTGATTTCAATAATACACTACCTGCTAACTTAGGTAATGGTACTATTCAAGTAACTGGTCTTGCAAATTATGTTGGACCTGGTAAGAACATTGTTGTAAATGGTAATGAGAATCATGTTGGACATGGATCAAATAATATACACATTGCTTCAGGTAATGGTGTTGTAATAGGTTCTGGTATAAAGAATGTAAATATAATTGGTACTAACAATGTAAATGTTCAAGAGGATAATGTAACATACATCAATAACATTAGATATAAAGATGGTGTTTCGGTTTCAAGATGTAATATAATAGATGGTGGTGAAACATCAGCTACTGCATCACAAGTTCAACTATTGAGAAGAGGTAGAAATGTAAACACTACTATTAATGTTGTAGATGCTGGTGAAGATGATGTTATACACGCTGGAACAAGTACACATGAGAATGTTATCAATGGTGGTTCAGATGCTATCCTACCAGACTTAGTTGAATTAGGATTAACAACAAGAACAACTCCTAATCCAAGAACAAATTATACTGGAGGTGCCGATTTCTATTCAGCGACAGCTAGTTTAACAGAGATAGTTAGAGCTAACAGACAGAACACACAGAGATAAAACAACAGATAAAAATTATAACATAATATATAGAATTATGAAAGGAGTTTATATAATAGAGAATAAATTGAACGGTAGATGCTACATAGGAAGTAGCAGTAGACTGGAGAAGAGGATAATTCAACATAGAACAAATATAAATGGTGGATATCCTGAGAACCCAAGAATACTATCAGATATTCATTGTGAATTTGATATAAGGGTGATTAAGATTTGCGATAACTACAAAGAGGTTGAACAGGAGTATATAGATAGATTGAATCCATACTATAATATATACCCAAATTCTACGAGCCCAACTGGGTCTAAGTGGGAAAAGGGTCACTCAAGACATAAGTTTATACAAGTGTACACATCTGATAAACTTATTGGTATCTACTTAGGACCTAAACAAGTATCTGATAAGTTAAATATATCTTACTCATCAGTTAATGGTGTACTTAGTGGAAAGAGAAACTCAGTTTATGGGTATAAAATACAATATATATAATGTCAAAAATTGAGCAATACAGCAGAATTATCCACCACAGAACCACAATAGCTGGTCAGTCATTTACAATACCAACATCAAACGATCATACAGATGATACTTGGTTAAACTCTGATTTATACATTGGAGAACTTGGTATAAATGTTTCTGATGATAGAATCTTTATGAGAACCAATAATGGTATTATACAAATAGCAACTGGTACATCAAGTGGTGGTACATCAAGTTCTACTACTAATATATGGTCATTTTCCTCACCTAATATAGTAATAGGTTCAACTTATTCAGCTGACTCTGTTAGTCCAAGAAGTGGTCAGTACACAGACTTAGGTACGTCTACATTAAGATGGAAGGATTTATACCTAGCAGGTTCTGCTAATGGTAGATCAACTATAAATGTAAATGCTGGTGTTCTATTAACAGAGGCATCTTCACAAGGTATATTGTCAAGTGGTTATGATTCAAATGATAATTCACCAATACAGATTTATGGAACTTCATCAGTTGTTCTAAAATCAAGACCTATTCATATAAACTCATATAGTAGTTATATATCACCAGGTAACCAAAAGGTATCAATTGCTTCTAAATCAATTACTGATAACTCAACAAGTGATTCATTTGTAAGTGGTCAGAATGTAACAATAAATACTGGGTTAACAAGTTCGGTACATTTAGGGTATGGATATGGTAGAACAAACTATAACTCAAAAGAAGTTGTGGTTGGTAACTTAGCTGTTAGAGGTATTCCAGATGATGGTTCTGGTCAATATACTAAATCAGATTGGATAACAAGACAAGCTAGTTTAAGAACATCTAATGCTCTTTCAACTACTATCGCTACTGTTGATACCTGGTCAGATGATGGTACTGCTATACAAGTAAAGGCATATGTAATGGGTGTTTCTATTCAAGATGCTTCATTAGTATATTCAGCTGAACTTATGGGTTCATTCTATGGTGGAGCTTCTTATACAAGTGGTGAGGTTGGAACACAAGTAACTAATAATATAAGTAGTTGGAGTGGAACGCAACCAGATGTAAGTATGAGTAGTGATGTTAATGGTATATACATAAAGGTTGTAGGTAGAGGTTCTGATACTATCCAGTGGTTAGTAACATACTCATATCACAAGCTAATCAATTTAGTTCCATAAAATAATAAATAGAAATGGCTGATTTTAATCTTAAATTAAACATCAATGGTATTGAAACTGCGGTTGCTTCCGTTGAAGACCTGGAGATAGCTCTAAAGGCAACAAAAGAAGAAATGAAGACCCTTCAAATAGGTTCTGAGGCTTTCAATGTTGCTGCTAATAATGCACAGAAGTTAGATTCAGCACTAAAGAATGTTAAGTTAGCTACAGAAGGGGTTGACACTAAACAGTTAGCGGGTTCATTTGCTAAGTTAGGTGAGACTGTTACTGGCGCATTTGCCATTGCTACTAATGCTGTAGGTTTATTTGGAAAAGAGAACGAAGATGTTAGTAAGGCAGCTGTTAAAGCACAACAAGCAATTGCTGTTGTAATGGGTGCTCGTGCAATTGCTGAAGGTGTTGTTGAGGGTAGAATTGCTGCTAGACTTATACTTGAGAAAGTTTCAATTGCTAATCAGTCTTTAATGACTTCATTATTTGGAGCACAAGCAATTGCCATGTCAGCACAGGCAGTTGCTACAGGTGAAGCTACAGTTGCTCAATATGCTTTGAATACAGCAATGGAAGCTAATCCTATTGGAATTGTAGTATTAGCAGTAACTGCATTAGTTGGAGCATTCGCATTATTAGCTGACTCAGAGGAAGAGGAGATTGAGAGAACCGAGAGACTCAATAAGATTAAGAAAGAACAAGCTGAACAGGTAGACAAAGAGGTCGAGAATATAAAGAAGGTGATGAATGTTAAGGTTGAGGAGTTGGAGAGAGAGAAGGCATTAATGCAGGCATCAGGAGCATCACAAGAGGAATTATTAGCTAAGGAGAAACAAATTGCTGATGAGAGAATTAGAATACTTTTTTATGTAAAGGGATATAGGGATAAGTCTGAACTTAACCCAGAGGAGCTTAAGCAATTAAAGGACTTACAGAATCAAAAGTTGGTTGATGAGGCTAAGTATAACCAAGATCAAATTAAGATAAGTGAGGATAAAATAAAGAAGCTACAAGACCAAAAGAAATCTGACGCTGCTAAGTCATCACAGATAGATGCTGAGATACTAGCTGAAAAGAATGCTATAATAGTAGCACAAGAGACAGATGAAATAAAGAAAATAGAACTTAGACAAGAGCAGAAGACTGAGTTTGTTAGAGGTCAGTATGATAAGGGTATAATAGATGCTATGCAGTATGCTGGTAAGATAGCTAATATAGACGCGGAAGCATCTCTACAAAAGAAAGTTATATTGGACAGGAATGCTACAGAGGAGGAGAAGTCAAGAGCTGACCAACTTAAGAAAATTGAATCTTTTTATGCTCTACTAAACACATCAAGGGAGCAACTAACAGATGTCTCAAATAGTAGAATAAAGGACAAGTCTGAACAGGCTGAGGCTGAGAAAAATGCATCACTTGAAAAACTTAATAAGTCATATCATGATAGACTAACAGAAGCTGCTAATGTTTTTGGGTCTGATAAGCTAAGACTTGATGAGGCTGAGAAGGAGATTCTAAGACAGAAGAATGAAGAGAAATTTTTGATAGAACAGGAATATCAAGATAGAGTTAAAGAGATCAGACAAGCAGAGTTTGATGATAAGGTTGCTAAGGTCAATGAATACTCTAATATAGCAGCTGAAGGCGCTAACTCAGTTGTTGCTTTATTATCTGCTATTCAAGATGGTGAGAATCAAGAAAGAACACAGAAGATAAATGCTCAATATTCAGCTGAGGAAAATGCTTTGAGAGACAAGTTGAATAAAGGGGAGATTGATAAAAAGGAATATGATAAGAGAGAGAAAGCATTAAATGATGCTAAAGCCAAGGCTGAGTATGATGCTAAGAAGAAAGCATTTGAATCAGAGAAGAAATTAAGAATTGCTTCTACTATTATATCAGGTATTATGGGTGCTTTACAAGCATTCACAGGAGCTATGCAGTTAGGTCCTATTGCTGGTCCTATTGTCGGTGGTATATTAGCCGGTTTAGTTGTGGCGACTACTGCGGTAACTGTATCCAATATATCAAAGCAGAAGTTTGATGGAGGAGCAGCTCCACTTACACCAATAAATGTACCAGAGACAACCGTACCTGATGGTGCTGGTGGAGCTGGAGCTATAGGTGGTGGTTCAGGTGGTGGTATAACCTCATTTAACCCAACCCTTACAGGAGCCCCTGCTGGATCTACACCAACTGGCGGAGGTGGAGCACAACCACCAGTTAGAGTATATGTAGTAGAGTCTGATATAACTGGTGCTCAAAGAAGTGTAAGTGTTGCTGAAAGTAATGCTACCTTCTAAGTGGGCAATTATCGCAAAAAATAACATAATAGATATATGAAGAAGCAATTACCAATATATGATATAACAATAGACCAGCTTAATCTTAAACAAGGTGTAGGTTATATCTCATTAGTAGATGAACCAGCAATACAAGTTGACTGGATTAAATTGGCTAAAGAAAGTCAATTATCATTTAAGGCAGCTAAGGATAAACAAATGCTTTACGGGCCGTTTTTAATTCCAGATATGTTAATATATAGATTTGACCAGAAGATGGGAGAATACTATGTTCGTTTCAGAAGAGACCAAATAGAATTGATTGCTTCAAAGTTCAACAAAGACTTAAACAATAAGAATATAAACTTTCAACACTCTGATACTTTAGTAGATGCTTATGTAGCTGAAAACTGGTTAATAGAAGGAGATGATAAGAGTAAAAACTTTGGATTCTCTTTACCAGACGGAACTTGGTTTGGTGGAGTTAAGGTTGAAGACCCTACATTCTGGACTGATAAAGTAAAGAATGATGAAGTTAAGGGTTTCTCAGTTGAGATACTTGCTGACCTTGAATTACAATTAAAACAAACAAAAAATAAAGAAAACAAGATGGAAAACGAAATTAAACTAGCATCTGCTAAAACAGCTGATGGTGTTGATATTTATTTTGATGGCTCTCTTGCTGAAAAAACAGCTGTATTCTCTGATGAAGCAATGACTGTGCCTATGGGTGATGGTGATTACGAAATGGAAGATGGTTCAACTATCACTGTTAAAGGTGGTGTTGTTGAGACTATGAATATGGCTGCTGAACCTACTGCTCCTGCTGACGCACCTGCTACTGGTTCACCTTTGACAGCTGAGGAAGTATCTAAAATGATTGATGCAAGATTCGCTGAAGTTATGAATGAAGTTACTGCTATGAAAGATGCTATCGCACCTCTATTAGAAAGTACTCCTTCAAATGACATGAGTGCTATTACAGAAAAACTAAACTCTATTGAAGAGAAACTGGCTTCAACTCCAGGTGCTAAATCAGTAACAAGTAAGGCTAAAACAGCTTTAGATGTTGATGGTGATAAATTCAATAAGGATTTAGAAAGAATAAGACAATTTGCTAAACTTAACAAATAAGTTGCGCAAATCAATCTATTATTAACATAATAGGTATAGGACTCGAAGGGGGTTCAAAAAAATTAAAAGAAAACAAAATGGCTTTAACAGACTCAACAACTTTCTACGGTATTGACGCAGAAGGTTTTTATAAGACAGTCCTTACTTCTGGTGTAGCAAAGAACGAAGTTACTTTACTTCCAGGTGTTAAATCTAAGATTAAGTTAGCTTCTAACAACTTAGGTAACATCTTAGCAGCAGAAGATTGTTCATTCTCATCTGCGGGTGAAGGAACACTAGCTCAAAAAACAATGACAGTGTGTGATATCAAGATTAACCTTGAATATTGTGCTACTACATTCGAGCAAAATTACTTATCAGCTTTAATTAGAGCAGGTTCAAACAGTGACCAGGTTATGCCTGACTCATATGCACAATTCGTATTAGCTTCAGTAGCTGAAAAAGCTGCTTCTGATATCGAAAAAATCATGTTCAAAGGTGATACTGGAACTTCTTCTTACCCATTATCTTTATGTGATGGTTTAGTTAAGTTAGCACTTGCTGATTCTGATGTTATTGATGTAGCTGCAACAGCTTCTACTATCACTTCATCTAATGTTATCACTGAGTTAAACAGAGTATTAAACGCTGTACCTGCTGAGATTAGAGCATTAGCTGATTTCAAGATATTCGTATCTCAAGAAATTGCTTTCGCTTACAAGCAAGCACAAGCTGCTACTACTGGTGGTTTGTTCATGGTTGGTGATAAAGACCTTAACTACTTAGGTTTCAAATTAGTTCCAACTTCTCAATTATCTGCAAAACAAATGTTCGCTTTCTCTGCGGCTAATGTATTCTTCCTAACAGATTTATCATCTGATTTCGACGCAATCACTATTATTCCTCAAAGAAACATAAGTGGAGCTAGAACTGAGAGATTAGTAGCAAGTTTGAAATTTGGTATTAACTATATGTTTGGAACAGAAATCGTTCTTTACTCTTAATCCTTTGGTGGACAATAAAAATAATATATAAATATGAGCTGTGTTTCATTTTCAGGTGGTATAACCAATGACTGTTCAAACAATATGGGTGGTGTTACTAAAGTCTATTTAACAGACTTTGCTAATATCGTTACCTATACTGAGTCAGGTGGTACTGTATCCGCAATAACAATGGCATCTGCTTCTTATTTCTATGAGTTTCAATTTAATCGTAACTCAGCAGAATTCACAGAGAATTTAACAAAGTCTGTGGAGGCTGGGTCAGCATTGTTTGAACAAACAATTACGATTACAATTCCAAAGAGAGATAGATTAAAGAGAAATACTTTAGCACTTCTTACTCAAAGAGATTTAGCAGTTATCGTTAAAGACTCTAACGGTCAATACTGGTATCCAGGTGCCGTTGAAGGAGTTTATCAATCAGAAGGTACGTCAACTTCTGGTAAAGCAAAAGCTGATGGCTCTAACTATGTCGTTACCCTTAAAGGTTTCGAACAAGCACAAGCACCAGTTGTAGAATCAGGCATAATTGCCGCTCTACTTGCTTCTTAATTGATATAACAATTATAAGGAACTCAACATTTAATAGTGTTGGGTTTTCTTATTTTAAAGCAACTTGTTAATTAACAAACATAATAAGAAACTTCTATTTACAATGATAAATTTAGAAACAGGAACTAATAGTGTATGGCTTTCATTGAGAGAGTCACTTCCTGTTGGTATAACACCAAGTTATTTTAACTTCACATTTACGAATGATATGAGAGGAGAGACATATTCAGTATCGGCTCTTGATCTCACACCAAGTAGTAAATGGTCAAGTTTTAATATAAGTGTTGGACCAACTGCAAGTAACCTTACACCTGGTATGTATTCTTATTTAGTAACAGCATCTGGAAGTAATGTCACGCTGGAAACTGGAAAGGCGATGATGATAGAAAACATTACAAGAGTTACTTTAGATAGGCCAGCAAAAAACACTAAAGTACTTAAAAGATAATTATGGGATTTTTTGATAGATTCAGTAGACAACAGGCGGTACAAAATACCCCTAAAAACGATTTCCAAGACATATTAGACACGATCCAGTTAAGGATGGTAGATATGCCTAAACCAGTATATTCTCGTCAATACGACTGGGTTTTATTTGGTCAGAACAATTCATTCCCACAAGAACTAATTGAGTATAAAAATAACTCTGCTATTCACTCAGCAATCATTGAAGGATCCGCTAGACTTATATCTGGTAGTGGTATTATATTTGATTCAACGAGAGAACTATCAGATGCTTGGGTTACTCAAAACTTTAAATTGGTGCCGTTTTGGAGAAAGCTAGATGGTATATTTAATTCGGTTTCTAAGGACCAAGTATTATTTGGATATTCATGTTTTGAAGTTATCTATTCAATGGATAGAACCCGTATTGTGGATATTAACTATATAGATGCTTCAAGAATTGCTTGTGGTAGAAGAGATGAAGATGGTTCTATTGATGAATACTTCTATTCAGAGAACTGGAGAGATGTTAAGAATAACCCACCAAAAGAAATTCAAGCCTATAATCCAAATGAGGATGGGTTAAAACAATTAGTATTCATATCTAATCCACAAAACTCAATGGATTACTATTCACTACCATCTTATTATTCAGCACTTAAATGGATTAAGGCAGATGCTTTAATGGCAGACTACTCAATGTCTGCTATACAAAATGGATTCAGTCCATCAATTGTATTTAAGTTCTATAAGAAACCATCACCAGAAGAAAGAAGAATGAATGCTGAGGCTATTAAGGCTCAACACGGTGGTACAAAGAATGCTGGTAAGGCATTAATATTCTATGCTGATGGCAAAGAGCTAGCACCAGATGTTACTACATTGGATGCTACAAACATTGACCAAAGATTACTTCAAGTATCTGAGCAGATAGTTCAACAGATTATATCTGGTCACAGAGCCTACCCACAATTATTAGGTATATCTACACCTGGAAAACTTGGATATTCAAATGAATTATTACAATCTTGGGAGATATACAATGAACTTGTTATTAAACCAGAGAGAAAGTTAATACTTGATGCTTTCAAGGAAGTCCTAATCTATAACGGAGTTGCTAGAGTCAATGTAGATGAGTTGAACCCAATTAAGATAGTACAATAAAAATAAATAGTAATTATAATGAGCGCTACATTTTCGGCATTATTCATAGACGACCAATATCTAAAAGACTATACAAGTATAGGTCAGAATATTGATCCACTTACCATCTATCCATTCGTGGAAGAAAGTCAAGAAATTTATATTCAAGATTTACTTGGTACTCCATTGTATATGGACCTAACCTATAAATTATATATGGGTACTACATACTCAACTGATGAGAGAACTCTTGTTGATTTATGTTCTAAATGTTTAGCCTACTATACTGTATATATGGCTTTACCACACTTAGCTATCAAGATTAGAAATGTTGGTGTTGCTAGACCTACAAGTGATAATACATTACCATCAACTATGGAAGAACTTAAATATATCCGTGAAGAAGTTAAGAACATGGCAGAATTCTGGAGTCAGAGAATAATTAAATACCTATGTGATAACTCAACACTATACCCTTTATATAGTGCATCAAGTGATGATATGAATCCATCTGCTGGTCAGTATGATTCAGATATCTATCTAACACCTTATGGTAATTATACAGAGGCAGAGAAAAGGTTCCTTGATCAATACTACCGTGGTAGATAAAAAAATTAATTGAGACAGATGGATGTAATGACAGTACTTACATTTATAGGTGGTATTATGTTAAGCATAATCGGTTTCTTTCTAAAGAAAACTATGGATGAACTAAAAGAAGTAAAGCTATTAGCAAATGTTACAAGTACAAAACTTGAAGTGTTACAGAGGGATCATGATTTACAATTGGAATTCCTTAGTGATAAGTTTGACGATCTAGAAGATGCTATGAAGGATCTTACAAGGGAGATAAAAGAGCTAAATAAAACTATTAACAAATAATGGAAGAAGTAAAACCAAAAGTTGAAAAGTACTACCTATTTGGTATGAGAAACATTAAATGGGGCATTAAAGAACTTGTTAAAATGTATTCTAATGAACCATCATTCTTCTCACACAAGAGATTTCAGACAGGTGTTGCTTTTATAATATTCTGCCAAGGTGCTATATTTACACTAACAAGATATGTATCTAGTGTTAGTGATTTTATTATGTGGGCTGCTCCTGTACTATTAATAGCTGGATATACACTTAATCAAACACAGAAAGAGAAGAAAGACGAACAACAAAATACTGGAGAATAATATAAATTGATATGGCTATACAAAGTGTAATGATTAAAAATAAAGAGTATGATGGTGTTAGATTAACTATCGTTGGTAGCCAATCTGGTGGTCAATACTATCACTATTCAGAGGCTGTTGGTATTCGTAACTTCGTAAATGAAATAGGAAACCCTACTTCTTCTATGGATTCAGTGTCATTTAATGCCTATTTATCTTTTACATCTTCTGGTGTACAAACATGGGATTTTAGTTTAATACCAATGGAGTATGGAACTACAGCAATTGTTGAAACAAGATTACTTGGTATGAAGTCTGATGGTACAAAAGGGTTCTTGATGAACTCATTTGGAGGATATAGACACTCAGGTTCAGCACTAACAAAGATAGGTGGTTCATTTACCTATGATTATAAGTCTGATTTTACTGGTGCAACTGCATACTTCACAGCTTCAGCAACAGCCTCTGTTAATCTTGTTATAATTGGATCATCTGGTGATGTAATAGACTGGGATGTTCATATTAAATACACAAAGGGTTATCATAGTCTTACTATACCACCAAGTGGAATACCAATAGATAGACCTTGGTATCCACCACCACTACCATCAGCTTAAAAATAATAGAATATATGTCAAGTATAATATACAAGAAACTACCAGATGGAACATACAAAAAGATAATCCTTGAAGAGAAGATTATTAATGGTGCTGCCATGCTTGTTGATGAAAAGGAATTGATGAGAGGATATACTGGTATTGTTGGTGCTACTGGTGCAGATGGTTTATCTATTAAAGGCGAACAAGGACATATGGGTCTACCTGGTAGAGATGGTATGAATGGTAGAGATGGTAAAGATGCTTACATTCCACTAAAAGGAGTTGACTACTTCGATGGTAAAGACGGTAAGGATGGTAGAGATGGAGTAGATGGTAAAGATGCTTATATACCATTAAAGAATGTTGACTACTTTGATGGTAAAGACGGTAAGGATGGTAAAGATGGCCGTGATGGAATTGATGGTGTTCAAGGTCAAATGGGTCTTCAAGGACTAAAAGGTGAACAAGGTGAAATGGGTCTTATGGGTCCAAAAGGAGATAAAGGTGATAGAGGTTGGATGGGTCTAATGGGAGCCACAGGTAGTGAGGGTCTAAGAGGAGCCACAGGACCAAAAGGTGATAGGGGAGAAAGAGGTGAAAGAGGACCTGCTGGTATTGGAGCAAGAGGACCACAAGGTGAAGTTGGACCACAAGGGCCTGCTGGTTCTGGTGCTTTATTTGCTGATGCTAGTACAATATTAACAACGGCTAACTTACCAACAATATCTATAGCTACTAATTCAACTATTCAATCAGCTTTAACAGCTATTGATGAGATATTTATGTACGTGGATAATAAATTGTCTACTTGTGTTGTTGAGACATATGAATCTATATCAAAAAACCTTAGGTCATATGACTATACATTTAACTATACAGGACCAACACTTTCAAGTATATCATATACATCTGGTACTACTTCAATAACAAAGACATTTAATTACACTGGTTCTACACTTGATAGTATTGTATTATCAGGTGATACACCTAATGGTATAGAATTAACAAAGACACTAAACTATATAGGATTAACACTATCAAGTATAACATATAGCTAAACAAAACAAATTGTGTTTACTATAACATAATATATAAAATAAAGAATTTTCTATGTCAAAAAGTAATTTAACAGAAACCGACTTCCTTCAATATACATTTAATGCTACTGCATTTTCTTGGGGAGGAACTACAAGTTTAAGTGTATCATTACACACTGCTGATCCTACTGAAACTGGAACACAGGACGCATTCGAAGCAACTTATACAGGATATGAAAGAGTATCTGTTACAAGAAATGCTGCTGGATGGACAGTATCAGGTAATACAGCTCAGAATACAGCATTGATTCAATTCCCTCAGTGTTCTGGTGGATCAGATACCATAACATATGTATCTATTGGTATTGGACCAACAAAAAATACAGCTACACAGATATTATATTCAGGTCAGTTAAACTCTAACCTAAATGTGTCTAACTTAATTCAACCACAATTTTCTGCTGGGGCTCTAACTATACAAGAAGACTAATGAATAACCTAAAGGAGATTGTTGATGCTATTGAAACAGATGGTTCATACGGTATATCTACTTGGAGAAAGTCACCATCAGGTGTAACTCCAACTGGTATATGGTATGATCTATCAATGGCTCCTGGTAATCCAATACCACAATATTACGCGGCTACCCCATTAGTTGGAGTAGTCATGTCAAAGAGTGATACTGGTATAAACTACAGCTCTGGATCTTCTACGCAGAAGACATATATTAAGTCTTTTACTATAATATCTAACACATCAACAGCTATACCAATGCCTGTTATGTTACTTGACTACCTAATGTTTTATCCATTTACAGATGACGGAACACTTGATGAACAAATATGCTCTGGTTCACCTACAAGATGGACTGATGGCAAAGGTGTGCAAATTATGGCAGTTTCTGTTGCTGGTAGAGTTGGTGGTCAAAATTTCACTGTTAAGTATGTAAATCAAGATGGTGTAGAGAATAGACAAACTGTTGTAGCTACACAAAATACAACCTCTATTACTGGTAATATTGTAACAAGTAACGCCGCTACAATTGGATCATCAGGTCCTTTTTTAACACTACAACAAGGAGATAGTGGAGTTAGGAGAATACAATCAATAACTATGAATGGTGTTGATGTTGGTCTTATGACTTTAGTTCTTGTAAAACCTATACTTTCTACACAGATATCTGAGATAACAGCACCTGTTGAAAAGAGTTTTATAGAAGATGTCGGATTACTATTACATGAGGTAAAGAGTGATTCTTACTTAAATTTAATATGCTTACCAAAAGGATCATTAGCTGCTACTGCTTTGCATGGCACTATGGAAACATTTTGGAAATAAAAATAATATATAGATATGGGATTCTCATCAATGGATGACTTTATAAATAAAACATCAACAAATGGAAAGTTTTGGAGACAAGACTGGAACAAAAACTTTTTATCGGTAGGAGCTGCTGTAGCTGGTGAATGGCACTTTTTAGCAAGAGGTCAAGGTAACCCAACAGCTGATACACTATTTGATACTGGTACTACTTACTCAACTATTGGTGTATCATATTCAACAACAGGTGCACAAGGTGTATTTATTGGAGCTGATTCTGGATCAGAGACAAAACATATAGTTAATGCCTCTGCATTCTCTGCAGCAGCAACAACAATGCCATCGGTTTTAATGGCTGTTGATGTTCTTGGATATATAAGATGTGATAGAGTAACACTTGGTACTCCTATAACTATTGCAACTGCCTCTCTACCGAGATATTCAGATGGTAAAGGTGTTATGGCATTTATTGCTAATAACAAGGTTTCAGCTATGGGAGCTGGTACTCCAACATTAACACTTACATATGTGAATAGTGATGGTACAACAGGTAGAACAACACCAGTTACTCTCCCAGTTTGCAAGACAGCAGCTACTGGTGGTCAAGTACTATACTCTGGAACTGGAGCTGGTAAATATGGACCATTTATGCCTTTAATGGCTGGTGATAGTGGTATTAGATTTATAACTGCTATACAACAATCTGTAACATATACATCTGGTGAATATTCTATAATATTGTGTAAGCCATTATTTACTTTACCAATGACTACTATTGGAGTTGCTTCTGAAAGAGATTTTATGAATCAAGTTCCTTCTTTACCAAGAGTATATGATGGTGCTAATATTCACTTCTTATTATACTCAGGAGCAAACACTCCTACCAACTCAGCTTTCTATGGTCATATAGATGTTGCTTGGGGATAAAAATAAACTAATCTATGTTAATAGGAAATAGAACAGTTGTGAATAAACACCCAGGAAGGGTATTTACTTCACCTGCTATATGGCAAGGTGTTCAGAAAACTGGCGCTTTAAGGGGCCGTTTTTATGGAGCTACTGCTTCTTCTAATTATATGGAGAAGAAAGATGGTTCTCCTACTGGATATAGACCACCTTATTCTTGGTTAATGGCTCAATATGATGGTGGATTAGGATCAACACAGATAATAACAGCATCTGGTAGTATAACATCTTTTAATTTAGCAGGTGGTATAAACAACTCTGCTGGTTTAACAGGATATGGTACTATAAACTCAGCCGAAGGTAGCTTAATACTACAAGCATTGTCACTAATACTTGGTGAGGGTAGTGTATATTATGCTGCTCTAACAGGTAATGGTAATTTTACAGGAGGTCTGACTGGTTATGGTACTATAAACTCAGCAGATGCTGGGGCTATTACAGGATTACAAGCAGTTGCTGGTTTAACAGGGTATGGATATATAGCTGGTCAGTTAGGATCTTTATCTGGGGCGGTTGCTGGTTTAACAGGGTATGGTACTATTAATATGGGGGCTGAAACAGCATATGGTAATATAGGAGCTGATATAGTTCCTTATACAGAGTTATCACCACAGAGTTTAGCATCAGCTGTTTGGGAGGCAATATCATCAGATTTCAATACATCTGGATCAATGGGTTCTAAGTTAAATGATGCTGGATCTGCTGGTGACCCTTGGAATACAACACTACCAGGTTCATATAGTGAAGACCAAGCTGGTGCTATAGTTAAAAGATTAGAGGATTTAATAAATCAGGTAAAGACACTAACATCGGCTCAGATGTAAAAACATACACTGGTAATAAAAACATAATAGATAGATGAGTACTTATAGCGTATTAAATATAAAAGTAGATGAGGGTTTATACTTCACACCAGGTCCAACAGCTGGATATGTTCTTACTATATCAACTAATGGATCAACATATTGGTCTGCTGGTGGTGCGGGTGCTGTTGGTGCAACAGGTGCTACTGGACCACAAGGTATTCAAGGACCAACTGGATCAACAGGTTCCCAAGGTATCCAAGGACCAACTGGTTCCACTGGATCAACAGGAAATACTGGCGCAACAGGACCAGCCCCAACAGACTTAAAGACATTTCAAGAGTTAACAGATGCGTCTACAATCACTTGGACATATACATCTGGATATAATGCTTATGTTACTATTAACAGTGCAACAAGAACACTTGCAATAACAGGGGTTACTAATGGTGACTATGGAACACTAAAAGTTATTCAAGGATCAACTGGTTCATATAAGATTACAACTTGGCCAACTCCAAGTAAGTTTGTGGGTGGAACATATTCATTTACAACAACTGGTGGTGGAATAGACATATATACATTTGTTCATGATGGAGTTAACTATCTATGGAACTATGGAAAATCATACTCTTAATAGATGGGGTTCGGAATTCAAATACCTTTCTTTGCTAATAATAAGGTTGCTGGTATAACTTATGATACAGATGCACAAGCTTTCTTTGATGCAGCATCTATAACAGATGATACCCAGAAATCTGCTGTTAATCAATTAGTTTTAGATCTTAAATCATATTCGTTATGGACACAGTTCCATGCTGTATATCCATTTGTTGGTGGAACTGCTGATAAACATAAATGGAATCTCAGAGACCCACAAGACACCAATAGTGCTTATAGAATAAACTGGGAAGGCACGGTTACGCATGATTCTAATGGTATAACACCAAATGGAACTAATGGTATTGGTAAAACATGGTTGGTGCCGTTTAATGATTCAAATATTAAACACATGACTTGTTATATTAGAACAAATACTGTTGGTAATAAGTATGATATGGGTGTTTTCACAGGTGGTGGCGAATGGGGACTAATATCAAGATACACAGGTGATAACGCTTATGCTACATTTGACTCCTCGTTCTCAGCGACAACTACATCAACAGATGCAAGAGGATTCTGGGGAGCCAGTAGATATTCATCTACAACAAGTTTATATAAGAATGGATCTTCTATTGCAACTGGTGGTGGATTTACTAGTTATAATAATTACATTGGTGTTGGTGGTCAATATGGTAGAGGGTCACTTTACACAGATAGAAATATAGCATTTGCCTCAGTTGGAAATGGTTTAGATGGAACACAGATGTCCAACCTTAACACAGCGGTGCAAGCATTTCAAACAACATTAGGTAGAAACGTATGACATATAGTACAATTGATATTATCGGATTTGAAGGGGCTATTCCAAATACTGGATATGTTCTAATTAGATATGGGGAAGACCATATACAGAACTATTGGTTATTCAATGGTGGAACTTGTTCTTGTCCATTATAAATAGACTGAATCTTTTTCTTTCTATTGATTCTTCTTTCTAGGTGATAATAGTAGTGAGCATACCCTTTAGATCTACTAATAGATTTCATTAACTCGTTTTTAATGGTTGCAGCATCCATTGATATGAACTATTCTTGGTTCCTTAGATAGGTTAATGGTTTTGAATCCATTGCGAAACTCTTTATAACATTTACAAACATTATCTCCTACTTTCCAATTACCCTCACCTATTGTAGAGTGAGCTAATCTGTAACCAGGTAGACCATTTATAGTCTTTGATCCAGATGACCAAGTATATGTAACAGGGGCAGATCTTTCAACCCATCCCATATTTTGTAAAGTTAAACAGATTGGACAAGACTCACCACCTTTTGTAGATTCAGGTTGAGTAACCCATCTTTCTTCTATTGTTCTAACAGTTTCAACACCATCAGCAAAGTCATGTTTCTCTTCTTTAATGAATTTATTAAACCCATATACATTAGAGTATTTATCATCAGTAGTAATAAACATATCAATAGAGTTATTTTCTCTAATATGTTTTAATTCACCCCAATGAACAAAGTAGTGATTAACACCACTCTTTTTAGCTAATCTAAAAGCTGGTCTAGTCTTGTTGAACAAAGACCCACCACCATAGATGTGTACATTATGTCCCTCATCTACGAATGTCTTAACAACATCAAATGGTATCTCATCTGTAAATAATATTCTCATATCAATTATTATGTTTAATAACCATATAGGTGTTTAGTCTCACTCCAATAGGTCTTCATTCTACTATATACTCTTACCCTACACCCACCACATGATTTAGAGTATTCTGGGTTATTTGGGAAAGCCATATTATGAGCCATAAACAACTCTGTTATTATATGAGCCTCGTGGTTGTGACTATCCTTACCTTGTAGATAAGACATTATAGATTGTATCTTATCATATTGTTCTTGTGTTAATTGTGTATATGCCATTTTAACTTATCTTTTTGTGTATATATTCAGCTAATATACTAACTATAACAGCTGTTGATATATTAAATGTAAATAGTAATGCAATCCAAAATCCACTACACATAGCACAGTACAGTAGTCTTGTAAAGAAATCCCTAATAGGATAAACACCACATATATCCTCTTCTCTGAATCCAAGATATCTCTTCATCATTATAATTGGTTCTGCCACCACGAATAAAACTGATAAACAGCTCATCCATATTATTGGGTATATTATTTCAAACATTTCTCTCTTAGTTTATTTTTTAGATCAGTTAGCATTATATGAACTGATGAACTCGGTATATTTAATTTCTTAGCAATCATTCTTGTAGACATCATATTCGTGAAATATAGGTCGTATAACACCTTGTCTGTTGTGTTCATATCTAAATATATCTTTCTAATTCTAATAAGTTTATCAGCATTATCTCCCCACTCTTCCTGTATATCTATTAACCATAACTTAATATCATCAGATATATCCTCTGCTGTTATTTCCATTGATGTTGTGTTTTGTGATGGTTGTCCCTCATAATCATCATCCCATATTTGTTCAAAGTTGTTTATCTTTTTCTCTTTACTGAATTCTGAATTCTCCCACTTTGTATTATTTCTCATCCAAGTATTAGTGAACTTCATTTGTTCATCATCTGGCATTGATATTACCTTAAGGAATCTATTTGGTTTATTCAACCATAGATAAAAGTGTGTAATTATAGACTTATCATCTGTATAATATTCAGATAATTTTACTATTGTTTTGTAGTTCTTTTGAATCCATTCTTCAACTGTTAACATTAAATTAATTCTAATTTTAACGATAATGTCCAGTCATTAAACTCTCCTTCTATCTCTAAATCAAGTAGGTTAAACCCTGCGTGATCTTGACTTAGTGAACTCGTTCTGATAGCAGATATTATAAAATCACTATTCGGTTTTCCAAGTGCTAATGATTTCTTAGTTACTTTTGTTCCAGGAAAACATTCTTTAAGTCCTTTGTTGTTCATTGATAGGTTGAACCAAACCTCTTTCTCTTTAGTATTCATTACTTAGTATATTTTTTAAGTTAGCAGCACATTCAAATTCTTCCAATTCTATAGCCCACTCTATCCACTCTTCAACAGTCTCACCCATGAATAACCATGTATATACTATATCCTTGTCTGATAACACATCACTCAAATCATCAGATAACTTACATATTTCATTACAAGTAAATTTAACTCTGGATTTTGATAAGACTACTGGTTGAACTCCATCAAGAAATTGATAAAGTATATTATGAACTACATTCCAAGTTAGATTCTTAGTAGATAAAGTAGATGATGGGTCTATAAGAAACTTAGGTTGCTTAATACTCTTGGCTATTTTTCTTCTCAATGTTGAGAGATTCGATTTAGCTATCATATGACTATATATCATTATTTATCACCTCTCTTCTTTTTCTTCTCAGTCATTTTTATTACTTTTGATATACTTTTCACTTATCTCAAACCCTATCCAATTTCTGTTTAGTGTTTGTGCTACCTTACAAGTAGTTCCTATTCCTGAGAACGGGTCTAATACTATATCACCTTCATTAGTTGCTAATAGAATACAATTCTCTACTAACTTATCTGGGAAGGTTGCTGGATGTATCTTACTTCTACTTGGTGTTATGTTCCAAATATCTTTGATACTATCTAATCTTTCTCTATATACTCTTGGTGTCTTATTTGTCTTGGTCATCCAGAATATATATTCATATGTTGGTAGTAGAAATGTATTGAATATAGATGGGGATTGATTTCTATTCCATATAACAGTTTGATATAGGTTTAGGTCAGACTTTAATATCCAATCGTGTGGTGTGTGTTCCTTACAATTAACTCTTCTATTCTTATGGTTATAGAATATACTACCTGTTGGCTTAATAACTCTCTTAAATTCATTTAGAATGGCTATTTGCCACTCTTGATAGTCTGTCTCGTTCATATCATCTTTGAACTGGTCATATTTAATCTTTCTATGTCCGAACTTAGATAGACCATACTTATTATATGGTGGAGAGGTTACTATACAATCAATAGAGTTATCATCTAACTTAGATAGTCCTTCTAATACATCAATGTTATGAATTTTGTTCTTCATTGTGTCATTTTTTCTTTTTCTTTTCTACAAATGGTCTATACATCTCATAGTTCTCTATTCTTGCCTGGGCAATCTTAAAGTATTCTTCTGACATCTCCATCCCAACAAATCTAAACCCTTCTAAACAGGCTGATATACCAGTTGAACCACTTCCCATAAATGGGTCTAATACTATACCATTTGGTGGTGTTACTAATCTACATAAGTAAGCCATAAGTTGAACTGGTTTTAATGTTGGGTGTGTGTTCTTTGCTACAAGTGGTGGTATAATTGAACCATCATTTCTTAGCTTATTACCACTCTCATCTCTACTATTAAAACCACTATGTAATGTTTCTTCTATATCAGGAAATCCATCCAACCCCATATTCCTCTCACTCTTTGATACTTTTGGTATATAGAAGAAGCGAGATGCTCCGCCTTTATCTTCTCTTGGTGTATATGTTCCTCTTGATTGGAATACTTCACCACTACTTTCTGTCTTATTATG